TACGGGGTTTGGTACCAGCAATAGCTTCCTCATTATTACCCTCATCCAAGTTACGGATGAGAATCTGAGAGAAGGGTATACGTTCTCCTGATTTGGTCTTAATACCTAGGGTGACTTGGTTTTTCCAGTTATCCTCAACTCTCTGCCATCTCCATGCTTCAGGCAAAAAGTTAAGGCCCTTGTCCAGCTTATCCGTGATCAGCTTTATATCGGGGGCATTCAACCCAGCGATCACATTCTGGGAATTCTCATCAAATGTAGCGCCCCACCCTATGTAAGAAGCCTCTAAAACAGACTTAGCAAAACGTCGAATTCCTAGTATAACTAGTCCTTTCTTGTCTTGTTGAGCCCTTTCTATTTCGTTTGTCACAATCCACTCATTATCACGCAATAAGGGATTGGCATATTTCTGTGATATTTTTCCACGCTCATCAATAACATCCACCTCAGTGTGCCAGATGTTAAGGTGCCAGTAGAGGAATGGGTTGATAAACACCCCGTTCATCATAGCACCGTTCAAGCATATATTTCTATGAAAGTCAAAAAAAGGTTTGTACTCAGCTGACTCACGGTCAGGAATACGCCCCTGGTTTATATACCAGTCTTTGTAGTCTATGCTTGGTATCTGACTCATTCTTATCTTCTGCTCCTGAGGAAGTCTTCAGCCATTGAGCTCAACTCTCCATTCCCTCTAACTTCCACCTTAGCTTCTTCCTTCTCACGCAGTTTTTCCACAACCTCCAGAAGAGCAAGGTAATTCTTCATTGTTTCTTGGATAAACTTACCCTGTGCCTCAATGCTTGCAATCACCATGGGTATCATTCCTCCTTTGGACGTTGGTTTCCACTCAACACGGTCTTTTAATGTGTGTAGTGGATTAGCATCTACATAAGCCTTCCAGCTTTGTAGTTGCTGCTCAGCCCAATCGAGCTCAGCATTTATGTATGTAGTTTTTTTAATAGTCTTCGCCATCTTGCTCTTTTAAAATGTCATCCAGATTCATGCCATCCTTTATAATCTGGTCAAGTTCGTTCTCATCTGTATGAGGAACGTCTAGCTCTAGTTGAGACTTATACTTTTCTAGAGCAAACAGTACTTCTTTGTCTGTCAGTCCCCATATATCTCCATATTCATCAAGCGCAGTGGCTAAATGTCTACCCATATTGTAATTAGGGTAGGCAGTGTGTAGTTGTTGGAGGATTGTCAGTATCTGACTGTAATAACTTGCTTTTCTCATCAGCTTATTTTACTATCAAGCCAGCGCTTGCAGCAGATAGCCTGTCTAATCCTGGTGATACAACACTTTTGATTAGTTTAGCTATCTCTTCATTAGCTAGCGTTTTTACATCATCTGAAATACCTGGTGTGGCAACTAGAGCTCCTAGTTTTTCAATAACCACCCATGCTTCTACTACTGGATTCATATTTATATTAGTTGGTTTAAATCTTCGTCATCAAGTTTTTTAGAGGGGTCAATCTCCACCTCTACATCAAATTCATTTTCTTCTTTATCTCCTTTGGTGTAATAGTCTTCCTTAATAGCAATTCCAATGTTATCTTGTAACTCATTAGGAACGCCTATAATATCTATGTAATCAGCACCTTTATTCCAGGCATCTGTTAACACCTCAATGAACAGCTTCAGAGGTATCTTCTTGAGTGTCACTTCATTTCTGTTGTTTTCCATGGCTTGTCATTTCATCTTCTTGATCTGGTGTTACCAGGGCCAACCACTTTTCTAGGGGGCAAGCACAAGATAGACACTTAGTCTTGGCAGCCAGAGTGCACCCACAATGTGTGCAATGTTCGTCTGGTCTGACAGTTTTATAGTTCTTTCTGTTTTTGGAGTGGTATTCACATCCAGCACAGATGGCCAACCTTTCCTCACTCGTTTCCCTTATCGTGCTTCTCAACGCTTTGGGCGGCAGCAGGTTGTTTCTCCACCCCTCGTAAATCTGAGAAATCATATATTCTTGGTTTTAAGTCTCTTATGTTGTCCAGCGCTGACTGCAGCTTCATACCAGCCGTCCTTCTTTTGGCTTCTGGCAGTGTCTCGTCATTTGCCTTCTTTTCAAACAGCGCTTTTTGGCTCAGAAACTTCTCCATCGTTTTCACTGCCTTCCCGTTGTTAAAAAAGAACTTGCCAAATCCACTGATTTCCAAGCTCTTATGTTGACCCATCGCCTCGTGTGCACTCTGGAACTGGTGATTCACCACAGCCTCTATCACCTTTTCACTTATCCTCATCTTCACAGCCATTCTCCTGATTAGATATTCCTTGACGGAAAGGCTAATAGGCTTATCCGTGAATAAGTCTGATTTCAAGGGTGATGTCATTATCAAAGTTTAACACGATTTGTGGATTCACCTTCACCTTTGTCCCATCCTTCACCAGCACCCCTATCTTCTTCAGCCTAGAAATGATGTTGTTTATGGAGGCATTGGTGGTGCCATATCTCTCACAGAAATCCTTACGTATATTGGCGTAAGAAATATTACCCCTTACAGCAGCAAAGGCTAAGAGCTGTATTTCTCTTTGCGTTAGCTTTAGATCATTTACAGCAGACAGGAGGGTGTAATACCTTTCAGCTAGAAGGGTGTTATCCTTCTCTGCTTTCCTTAGTTTCTGTAATATGATGTTCTTCATAGATTTAGTTAGTACAAAGATAGGAACTATTTATAACATGGTCAAATACAATCTTTTATGCTATTGCTATATTATGTCTTATTTCCCTTATTTCTGTCCACCAGAAGGGAATGAAAAAGCTTATATATGTAGGATGGAGATATAAGAATAACCCACCCACCACCCCAAAGGTACAGCATCCTTCAGATAGGTTCCAAATTTATTTTTTGCACAAGGTAGCGTAAACCACTACTTTATGCAAAATTCTACTATACCCCTAGGTGTATATAAACACTCCCCCCTATCAAGTTTCACGTGAAACAAGCCCCCCTGGTAAACTAACCCGTTGAAAATCAATTGTGTCCGTGGGAGGGGAGGGTATTCCATCCAGAATCCCCCCGTAGAAAGTGAGCAGGTGGGATAGCCCCCCTGTTAACAATTGTTAAAATCTAAAAACCGTGGGTGCAACACGGCAAAAATTGCAATGTATTATGGAACAGACTAATGTTCAGAATGTTGTTATTGTTGACGGACAATTTAGCAACAACGGTAATTTCAGTGGTTATGATGCTTTGGGCACAGAGCGTTACCACATTCCTGCAAGAATGATGACCCGTTTGGGTTATGCCAAAGGACAGAACGAAGCGATTAAGTTCCCTTTGTTTGCCACTGTGGTAAAGAAGAGTTTTGCTCCTCGTTTGGATGCTAATGGCCAACCAATTCCTAATGCTGATGGAACATTTGGCATTAAGGACAGACCAACTGTCACCTCATTGTTTACAAGTTTGGAAGCAGGTGTTGAAGCCAATGTTGCCACCAAAGGTTATGACCTTGCTGTTAGGTCTGCGGTGCAAAAAGCAACAAGTTCCTACGGGCTTACAGACAATGTGCTTGATGCTGTAAAGGCAATTGCAGGCTAATAGCCTAATTAATTAAAGAGTCTTCCCTCGTAATGGGGGAAGATTCTTTATTATATATATGGGTGGGAGAATTCCGTTCTCTTTGGGTGGGGAATAACAACACAACTGATTGATTTTGTGTGAGTTAGAGAGTGGCTGTGTAACCCATTGCATCTTTTAGGGGGTAAAACGAGAGATGCCTGAAAGCATTGTCTACAAAGAATATATATAGCATTAATCCACTTTTTAATACCACTGCGTATGTCAAAAACAGAACAGGTTTTAAACCTAATAAAGCATATTGTTAACATATATAACAATAACAATAAGAATAGAGACATCACTATTGCTCTTGTTGCTTTAGCCTTAAAAGCTTCATTAGAAGATACAACAAGTGTTGTTGATATGGCTATTCAATTTGATAGTGTGAATGCATTTTAAGAGCCTTCGGGCTCTTTTATACGCTCAATATTGAGCAAGGCGTTCTACAAGCTTATTTGTAGATAGATATAACAGGCGTTGAGTGTAGTCTGTAATCCTGTATGGCTGGATTGATAACCCAGTACAGACCAGGTGTGTCACTATGTTAGAGATGGACTTATCATCTATCTATGACGATGTAGTGGCAGGCATATATACCCTAGAAGCGGGGTACAGAGTGGATATAATGCGAAGTGAAACCACTTTTTGACACATTTTACTAGCAGGTGTTAGGGCTAGTGCGTTCTATGTATATTATCTGTGATGTTACTCACTGCAACCTTCAAACTGGTTGGTGGAATGAACTGGGGTAGTGTCCTCAGCAGATAGTGTACATAGAGGTCACCAAAGAAAATATGTTATGACAGTATTTATTGTAATGATTGCAGACATTCCTTCTATATATAAGAAGATAGAAATTAAAGATGAGGAACTCTATGGGGATGATAGGCTTGTTTGTGATGTTATGTATGTGCAGAAAGTTATTATCACAACGACAGATAAAATTCAGAGCCTGTAATAGAGCTCTTTTCCCTTAATGCACCATTATAACGTGTTTCAGGCAAAACCAATCTTCCTGTAAAGCATTGGTTTGGTTATAACTGAGTGCAGAGGGAAACATAGTGTATGTGACCGCGTAGTGTCTTAATCCACCTGTGATGCATAGTAATATGTAAGGTGGACATACATTTTTTTAAACGATTGTTAATCAATTAAATACGCTTGTTTATGGGACAATTTAAAGATCAGGGCGATGCAGCACTTGCCCTTGCAGAAGAATGTGCTGAAATGATACAAATCATCACTAAAATGAAAAGATTTGGTGGGGGTTGGAATGAGGTGCCTCCTGGGAAGGATAAGTCTCGTTGGGAGATGTTAAAAGATGAGATGACTGATGTTATCTATCAGTGGGATAGATTGCGTAGAGAGGTTGAATATCAAGATGATGACTATCAGGGACTTGGAGAATATGAGTGCTCTGAAGGAACAATACACGGTCCTAATGAGCAGTGTGATTGCCCTGATTCTAGTTCATATTTTGAGCCTGATGATGATGAGGACAAGCCAATCTATTATCCAGTGAGTTATACAGAACAAGACAGAAATCCCTATCCTGATTATGTAATAGCCTCCACTAGCTTTTCAGCTAAAGAGACATATGTCTTTGAAGCCACAGAGAATGGAGAGTTTGTTGAAAATGGGTATGGTGGTATATCTGAATTAGCTGGTTTGGCTGGAAGATGGGGAGATGAAAATTGGCCTAGCGCAGCACTAGCTGTAGAAAAACTTAATACAAAATCACATAGATACGTGCGTGTGAGTGTTCGCTATCCTGATAAAAATCTTATTCACGCTTTGTATAAGAAGGAAGCTTTATAATAGGTGTTCATCTGTTCTACTTCATAGAATGGAGGCTTTTTGGTGATGCAAAACCATATATTTTTCTCTAAATCCTTATTAATCAACAATTTAAATTTATTTAACATGATTGCAGTGTTATTAGCCATTGTATGGCTGTTATGCTTTGTCATAGCATTAGACAAGATTGAGAACCTAGGTCTTGATTCCTTTTGGATAGCAGCCTTGTTCTTCTTGATTGCTCCATTCCTTCACTTGGTAGTGTTAATAGGATGGGGTGTTACAGGTTATACAAAGAAAGATTGGGAAGACTTAATGTAAAACATTCAAAATTAACGTACTATGGCAAATTTGTATCACGCAGAGCACGATGAGGCTCTAATCACCTATCCTTTACCAATTGCTGAGGATGGAAACAAGAAACTGTGGATTATTAATAGCTGTCAGATATGGGCCGTAAACTATGAATCAGCTCTTGAGCTGGCTTATATGGCACAATCAGCTCTTGAAGACTTTTCATAAGCAAGCAAAGGTTACGGGCCTGTGTTTTTACACTGGGCCCTATTTTTAACTAATTCAATTAAAAATATGGAAAAGATAGCAAAGGTAGTCGTACTAGTTATTGTTATGTTAGCAGTAATTGGTGGTCTTATGTCCTGCGCCACTAATGGATATGGTTGCAAGGGCAGAGCTAAAGAGCCTACGGGCACTATTGGTAAGAGATGGAAAGCAATGTAAGATTTGACGAGTTGGGTTACTAAGGATGAAAAGGACAGCCCTGAAATATGGGCTGCTCCTTTTTTATGCCAGACAAGACAGATCTGCCATCTGCCAAATCTGCCACTATATAATATTTCACAAAAAAAATACTTATGAAAAAATTATTATTCGTCCTTTTAGGACTAATCATCACGCTCAGCTCATATGCTCAGCTTGATAGAGCTTATTCACTGCAAGTAGCCAAGTATAACAAAACAACAGGTGTATGGGTGTGGGGTGATCCTACAGATGTTAACCTTCGTTTCACTTTTGAAGGCAGCTATATAAGAATACACGATGAGTATGGCACAAGACTGTGGACCTATGATGATTTGGGAGAAACCAGTGGCTATGATGATGATGGTGATTCATACAAGAAGCACGTTTGGATGGCCTACGATGAGAAAAATAGGAAGTGTAGGTTTACTATGCTGTGGTATACTAGTGGTGTAAAACTAGTTACATACACTGTACAGTATAATGATTATGCCTTCAGATATTACATATCAACTGCTCCTTCCTTGTAATGTGTCGAAAAAAGGACAAAAACACATCATAAAGTGCCTTTTATGACACATTTATACGACAACATGAGTCATTTTACTGTAAAACAACACTATAAGTGTACTTTATTACACTTTTATATGTCTTAAAAGATTTATTTGGTGGTTTCATTATTTCTATTTACATTTGTATGTAAAAAGATATAATTATGAAATCCCAAAGACTAATCTATTCCCTCTCTTGCCCATTCACCAATCAAGTGCACTATATTGGTAAGTCTACACAAGGCATGATAAGACCTTTACAACACTTAACCAAGAGCCATTCTGAAAAGGTTCAGGAGTGGGTAAATGATCTCAAAGGCATAGGTCATGCACCTGTTGTAAATGTTCTAGAATATGTTCCTCTAGAAGAGGATCTAGATGGTAGAGAAAAATGGTGGATTCAGCGAGAGCTTGATAAGAATTCACTTCTCTTGAACAGCTGTCTAGTTACTCCTTTACTAATATCTAGTGATTTAGATAAGATACTAGGTGATGGGGAAGGTATGGAACATTTAAAGATAGGCAACTTTGTCAAACAAAGAAGAAAACAGACGGGACTTGACCAAAAGGAGTTTGCTGAAAAGGCTGGTGTAGCTCTCACTGTTGTAAGAAAGATAGAACAGGGAAAGACTAATCTAAATCTTGATAGTGTTCTTCAGGTGCTCAAGATGTTTGGATGTACACTAGATGTAGTTAGAATCAATAAGTAACTCTCATGCATTTGCATGCACTTTTTGGTAAAATTCATGCAGTTTATCACACTTTTTCGTACGTAAAAATGTAATTTTTCACACTTTTTCAAACATAACAACATGCCAGATATAACTATGTGCGAGGGTACAGAGTGCCCAGCTAAAGAATCATGCTACAGGTTTACAGCCAAACCTAGCGAGTTTAGACAATCCTATTTTGTAACACCACCATACAAAGATGGTAAATGTGACCATTATTGGGGTGAGAACCAAGAGGCTATATGGAATCAGCTAAAAGATATTGTTAACGGTAAAGCTTAGATTATGATTGCTAATATTAAACGCTACGCCATGCGTAGAATAAACTTAAAGCCTATGGCACAATTAACACTACAAGAAATCAAAGACCTTGCAGAACGAATGTGGGAAGGCTGTCACGGATGTGATGAGACAGACAAACAGATGTGGATCAATGGGTTTGTAACAGGTTATTTACTCTCTAAATCAGAATAACATGGCAACAAGAGTTAAGGTGACATACGTAGCTATTCTTGAAGGCAGACCTGTTATGTCAGCAAGTACATTTGATGACCTACGCAAAGGATTGGATGACTATTATGCTGTAGGTAAAACAGAT